CTTAGGTTGTACAAGGATCAACCTTTCAGGATTCACGCCCCACATCTCTGACCACTCTGAACTATATGAGTGTTCTGTATCAATAAGTATGGTTACTATACCTGTCTTTTGTGCAGCTCCAATTGCACAAGCACATACACTGGATTTACCTGCAGAATAGGGTCCAGCAATTTCGGTAATCCGTCCAATAGGAAATCCCGGTCTTCCTATCACATAATCAATAGCTAAGTTTCCTGTTGGAATAAAGCCTCTGACCTTTTCTGGAGAGAACATTTTTGTTAAGGTTGTAGCGTGACCAGGACCAAACTTCTTTTCAAAAGCTTTAACAACATCTTTAATCAACTTATCTTGTGCGTCTACCATTATTTAGCAGCTCCTGTTGTTGAGAGTTTCGCCCTTATATCGTCCTCTAATTGTTTAATGTTAGCTAATTTATCATCACCGGACTGAGTTACAGGTGCTTGTACAGGTGCAGGTGCAGGTGCAGGTGCTTGTACAGGTGCAGGTGCTTCTACAGGTGCAGGTGCTTCTACAGGTGCAGGTGCTTCTACAGGTGCGGGTGCTTCTACAGGTGCGGGCGCTTGTACAGGTGTGGGTGCAGGTGTTACAGGTGTTTGTACAGGTGTAGCCTTATAAGGTTGCATTTCAGGTGTACTAGGAGTCGCAACCGCATTTGGTACCTGAACTGGTTTGCCTGTAGGTACCCATACTCTCCACGGATGGGTATTAAAAGCAGCATCAACATCAGCTTGATCTGGTTGAATGAGGATATCATCTAAATCAAACATTTGATCTAACCAGGTTGCGTCCATCAACGGAGTAGCTTGCCTATTAGGATAAATAGTATCCTGAACCTGTCTTCCAGTACCAGACCTTGTTAGGTTGATATCGCACCCATTCATAGGATCCGTAATATCTCCGTAAGCACCGCTGTCTTGTAAATCTTTAAGTAGCTTATAGACAGTCTTACCATAACTATAAGCCAATACACCAAGTTGAGGTGTTTGTAGGTTTACAATATTTGAATAATACCTACGAGCAGGGCGAGTAGAATCAACATCCGGTTTATACTTATCATAGTCAGCACGTAACTTTAAATATATATCACAGAAGGGACATGGTTCACCAAACATATCAGGACAAACAATAATTACTTGTGAAAGTCCAACTCCCCAATGTAACTTTACAAACTTTGCAAACAACCCTTGCTGACTCCAAGGTGGCATAACTCTGAGAGTATACCTACCCTCCTTTGGAAGGAACAACTTATTCTGTGGAACGTTTTTCAGAAACGGTTCTCCGCCTCCTCCAAATTTTCCTTGTGCTCCGGCGTTATATTTGAAATACATATATGTTTACCTCCATTTAATCTTTAAAGTTCATTGATCTCTTGTATAAGTCTCGTCTGTTCATACTGGCTAGCATGTGTGATTTCATGTCAAATGCTTTAGTTGCTTTTTCTAATATTGCTGCATTTTTTTGTAATTCTAATTGTTCTCTTCTTAATGTTTGCCATTGGGTGTTTTCTCTAAAATATCTTTTTATGTCTGTTTGTGTTATTCCTGGATTTTCTTGTTTAATGTCTTTGGTTAATTGTGTTTCGTAAATTTCAATTTTTAATGTTGTTGCTTCATGGAAGTCATCAGCTTCACATGCCAATTTACTAAAGGTATAATACAATGAAGGACAGGAAGCTAATTCACTTTCTAAATTGAGTTCATTAATTAGTAACAACTCACCAATATTTAAAGGATCTACTTCTGTCATAATATATTACTTTCTCTATTCGATTCATAAATATCATTAAGCATTTTAACATTTATTAGAGCTGCTGTTGTTTCACTTTGTGAAAAAACCCGATTTAAATCTAAGTTAAGATTTGAAGGACGGGGTTTTGTCACGCCAAACTTTCCTAAAGCTGCCATTGAAGCAATTCTTGTATCAAGCGACAACCCGTTTGCAGCAGCAAACTTTAATTCATGAATACTATTCATTCCTAACAAGTGAATCCGTTTACCAGATGATTGAATTCTTTCAAGGAAGATTTCTACAAAATCTATACGCTGTCGCCCTAAAACATCACCGTCATGATCACCATAATAAGCAACTATTCTTGGAAACCCTATATATTCAATGTATGATATATTTAGGATATGTTCAATCTGATCTGCAGCCTCTTTCTTATCTCGTCCTTGGATCACATACATCCAAGAAGGACGACGGCCGTGCATTTTTGCAAACCAAAGTTTATTTATAATCCTGGTATACATTATAAAATTATGCCATGTAGCAATACCGTCATTTAAAATATCAGGTATGATTACTACCTCAGGTTCAATAGCCAGTAGTAATTCTAAATAGTGTGCACCCCAGTGTGGATTAGACGATATGTGCGCTGTAGGATTCTTTAAGTCAGGAGACATACCTACACCGCAGTCTAACATAGTATTCTTTCCATCCATGTAATAACGAAAAAATTCCCTATATGCTTCATTCTCCATGCAACCTGTTGCTTCAATAAAGACAGGAGAATCTTTATCTATATGTTCTAACATACCCGCCGGGTATGTGTGATATAGTGCAGGTACTATCTTCATCGTTTCTTTTCCTTATAAACGTCTGAGTCATATTCTATTTGCGTAAGGAGATTAGAAACAATCTGTTCATCTGGGATTCTATCTAGTGACTTAAAACTATCAAACCCTAAAATTACTCCTAGTTGGTCTACTCGATCCTGTACAGTACCTGTAAGTTCGTGGTAAGGTATGTGGTAATAATCCAAAATTAATCTAGTATCTTCATCATGCTGCTCTTGTAGTTCAGAATTATACCTAACACCGTCCTCTTCTAATACAAACTCAATTGGTAGATAAAACACATAATCATAATGAATATGCTTTATAGCCCAAGAAAATAACCTGTGATTAAACCACAAACCGACCATTAACCTACTATAAGCATAAGTATCATATATACTTCGTGAACTGATAAAGTTCTTAGTCCAGTAGTGCCTCCATACAAACCACCTGTTGAAATAACGTTGTTTCCTTTTAAGAGAGTAGTCTTTCTTAGATCCGGTATGGACTGATCTTCCAATACCGTCGTAAAGTTTATGACCAGCTAATTCTGGTCGGTCCTTTAAAACATCAAAGAGGGTACTTTTCCCCGTACCATGGCTTCCAACAAATGCTATCCTCATAATTATATCCTTACGATAAATTGAGTCTCACTATTAAACAATACCCTCAGTGAGATCAGATATATCAGGCCTTTCCTCAACTACCTTTTTAAGTTTATTTTCACCCCAACGTTGTACAATAGTACAATCAACTTTTAATGATGCATCAATTTGTGGTAACGGAAGTGTCATAATGTCTGTTATTAGTTTTGTCATATCTTCTACATGTTCATCAGGAACTTCTACTATCACGTTATCATGTACAGCTAAAACAGGTCCAGGAATATTATACAGATTGTTTAAATTCCAACCCCATATACGATCAATAGCTTGGTCAATTAAATATAAGGATCTATTAGTGGTATCTGCAACTCCATTTTGGCAAGGAAAGTTAGCTGATAGTCTATCATAATAAGCTATTGTCTCTTCTTTGAAAGCAGGAGGAAAGTGTCTCCTTCTACCATAAATACCTTCTAGGTAACCTTTATCTCGCCACTCACGTTCTTGGTGCTGAAACCATACCGGGATATCTGGAAAAGCATCATCCCATTCTCTATACCACTGAGCAGTAACTGAAGGAGGAAGTCCTAGTTGTTTAGCTAATCCATCCGAACCACCCCTGTATGCTTTCCGAAAATTAACCGCTTTTGCAACATTACGTGCATCAGAAGCACCTTTTGCTTCCAACTGTGCCATAAGACCTTTGGCACGACTTATAAGAGTGTCAAGGGTCTTTTGATGTATATCATCAGAGTTAACTGCTTTAATGAAATTAGCATCATTAGATAAGTATGCTAGTAATACCAACTCAGCCTGTGAATAGTCTAAGTCAATAAACTTCCAACCCGGAGGAGCCATAAAACACATCCTAAATTCTGGGTCTCTGGGTATATTTAACAAACTGGGGTCTCTAGCAGCTAATCGTCCACTAGGTGTTCCATGAGTTAAAAAACTACAATGGACTCTATCATTGTCATCAAGATATTGTAACATCCCTTTACCAGTATCTAGTGGACTATCGTCATCTGTTCTACCGTCGAGATACGTTGACAACATCTTGTGTTTGTGTCTAATCTCCAAAATCATTTTTGGAACTTTATGATGCTGTGAAAGCATTTCGAGGGTTTCTTTGTCAGTTGAAGGTGCTCCTTTATCTGTCCTTTTAACAATGTCTAACCCTAAATCTTTATAAAGTACTTTTACAAGTTGAGGTTTAGAAGACCATTTAAACTCTTGACCTACAGTTTCATACAAACCACCATCTCCGCTTACTAAGTTTTTAAGTTCAGCCCTGTACTTGGTGGACAAGTCCATGATCCTACCGCGGTCCATCAAAATACCCCTATAAGACATCCGGGTCAATGTACGTTTTAAAGGCATTGCATGGTCTTTAAATAAGGGCCACCTACCATCTTCTATCAGTAAATTCCTGAATGTATTCTTTGCTAAATGAGTATAGTAACCATCATCAATATTGTAATCTAAAAGTATCTCAGTTGAAGCCTCTGCCAGATGTGCACCTCCACCCACTGCATCGTGGATCTTTTGCTGATAACCCGCGCCTTCTGAAAAGTAACGTGTCACAAGGAACTTTAACCCCTGAGGCGAATTCTCATCTATGAGTAAATGAGCATCTAAAGTGTCAAAGTAATTAATAACATAGTATCCATTCTTCCACCAAAACTTCGTATCAAAGTCCCCATTATGAAAAGACATCCTTGTCCTGAGGAGGACTTTGGAAAGAGCTTCTTTTATTTTAGGATTCTTTAAATCAGCATGCCACCAATTGGGCCTAGGTTCAGTTAGAAAACCAATACCGTACATTCCATTAGGGTTATTAGGATCTATAAAATTAAAAGTAGAAGACACAATTATGTCTTTGTAAAAAGATAACCCAGTAGTTTCAAGATCATTTACAATAAAGTATTCTTCAGGCATCTGAGCTAAATAGTTCATCCATTCAAGAAACCGGCTTTCACTGTTAATAAATTCTTTTTTGAGTGGAGGAAGTAAAGATGCTGCTTTTTCAATTCCTTTCTGTCCTGAGTCCAAATATTCTTTGGCACGTCGAATGTCTTCTTTTACAGTTTCATAAAGTTCAGGTTTACGTAAAACATTAGCAGGATGAAAGGTGGGTATTGCTTTAACAGGTACTCCTTGATATTCAATATCATAGAAAATACCCCTTCTCTCAGTAATCTTTTGCATATTTAAAATAGCGCGTAAGGCTACCGCCCCCAGTAATAACATTACTTTAGGTGTGTATGTAGGTATGTCTTTAGCAGCATGTTGTTCTTGGCAAGTCCTGATTTCTGATACTAGAGGAGTTTTATTATTCCAGGGACGACAGCGTACAGGGTTAAATATGTAAGCATCTTCTTGAACTATTCCTACTTCTCTAAACATTTGTGACAATAAGTCACCAGCCTCTCCTACAAAAGGCATTCCATATAAAATTTCGTTTTTACCTAAAGCTTCCCCAACAACTAAAAGGCCGGATTTACCAGTTCCTTTTCCGTATATACCTGACCTTCTAACATTGCCTGCATATGATGTCTTCCATAGAGAACAAGCGGTACACTTGACATCATCAACCACAAAAACTGGTTCTACAGAATCTAAACGTTCCTGTATTTCTTTTTCATTTGCCATTTTTAAATGCCTTTTTCAATTTCTTTTGTTCTGTTTCTGCAAACTCTGTAGTTACACCATCCGTTGTGTAAAAAGTCAGGAGATAAGGGGGTTTTCCGTCTTTAGGAGTACTTGTTAAAAGATTAACAACTTCATCTAAATCTTTGTTACTATCAAAAATTAAAGTATATCCATGCGGTTCAGTTAGTATCTTCAATTCGGTAATTCCTCCTGCATAATGATGGGAGCAGCTTTAAGAATAATTGAGTAGTCGTTTTCTTTGTTTCCCCATTCCATATAAATACGAAACCCAACCCCACTAGGAGCGACAACATATTCACGTCCATCATGAAAATGGAATGCTCGTAAGTCACTCAATTTACAATTAGTTTTTAGTAAAAGTTGTCTGATAGCTTTGTCTACTATTTTAGCCTTTTCTTCGTTCATCTTTTCTGCAACTGATTTTAGTTGTGTTTGTAGTTCTGTTGCTACGGTAGCATCCATCACCAAACCGAAATCAGAGTCCTGTTGATCCAAAGCCACCTGTACCTCTTTCTGAATCTGTTAATTTATCAGTAACTGAAAATTTAACCGGCAAACTATAATGAAACGTTAATTGAGCAAATCTATGCCACCTGACAATGTTAATGAGTTCGTGAGAATTATTTTGCATGATAGCAGAAATTTCACCTCGGTAGCCTGTATCTATTATCCCCCGGAAAGTAACTACACCTCTCTTG